ATGGAACGGTCCTTCTCCGGTGTCTTCTACGACCGGATGATCAAGGGCGAGTGGACGAACGCCGAGGGCGCCGTCTACCCGATGTGGGATCCGAAGCGCCACATCATCCCGTTCGACCAGATGCCGCCTCTACGCGAGGTCATGGGCATCGGGATGGACTACGGCACGACGAACACCACCGCGGCGCTCATGCTCGGCGTCACCGACGAGCAGAAGGTCGACAAGTACGGGCGCACCGTCCCGCACTCTCGGCTCGTGCTGATGGATGAGTGGCGGTACAACCCGAAGGACCACGGCGACATCCGGCTCACGGATGCCGCCCTGTCCCAGCGGTTCCGCGACTGGCTGCCGAAGGACCACACGCCATACCCGCTGACGATCCCGCCGCGCTTCCTGATGCTCGACCCGGCTGCCGCGTCGATGCACATGCAGATGCAGCAGGATCTCCGCGGCACCGGCCTGTCGCCGTGGCCCGCAGTGAACGATGTGCTCCCCGGGATCAAGACGATCGCGAACCTCCTCGACAACGACCAGATGATCGTCACCGACCGGTGCGAGGGCTGGAACAGCGAGGTCACCGAGTACCGGTGGGACGCGAAAGCGACCGACGCCGGCGAGGACGTCGTCGTGAAGGAAGACGATCACTCGCTCGACGGCGGCCGGTACATCACCCACTCCACCGAGAACTACTGGCGGCCAGTCGTCGCCGCCTGACGCGCCCGGAAAGGGGAGCCATGCCGATCCCCGAACCGAACACACCCTGGCTGCCCGCACCCTGGGATCTCGCGTACAAGGCGTTCGCTGAGAACGACGCCTGGTACACGGGCGACACTGCGGCGCTGGAGAAGCTCTACCGTCGCGAGCTGCGGCAGGATCCGACGCATCAGCGTCGCGGCCAGCCGATGCGCGGCGGTGTGGTCGGCGCTGCCACCCGCATGTTCTGGGGTCGCCCCGTCCCAGCGAACGAGAACCGAGCACGCCTGCACGTCCCGGCCCCTGCGGATCTCGCGACCCTCGCGTCGGACCTCGTGTTCGCTGAGCCGCCCGAGGTGCGTCTGGAGTCCCCCGGCGAGCAGACGCTCCGCCGCGACGGGAAGGCGCAGACCCGCCTCGACCTGATCGCGAACGGTGACGAAGCGCACGCGATGTTCAACCAGATGGGCGAGCTGAAGTCCGCTCTCGGTGCTGTCGCGCTCGTGGTCCGCTGGGACACGGCCGTTGCCGAGCACGCGTGGCTGGAGCCGTCCGCCGCTGACGTCATCGTCCCGACGTTCCGCTCTGGTCGCATGATCGAGTGCACGCTGTGGTCCGAGTACGTGAAGGGGTCGGTCTACTACCGCCACCTGGAGCACCACGTCGTCGGCGCGATCGAGCACGCGCTGTACGCCGGGTCCGAGAACAACCTGGGCCGCCGCGTCCCGCTCGCCGAGATCCCCGAGACCGCGTCCTACGCGGAGCTCGTCGACGGCGACTCGCGGATCCTCACCGGCATCGACCGGCTGACGGCCGTCTACAACCCGAACATCCCGACCGCGGCATGGCGGAAGAAGGGCGCGCTCGCTCACACGGGTCGTTCCGACTTCGCGCAGCTGCACGGCCTGTTCGACTGGCTCGACGAGACGTTCTCCTCGTGGATGCGTGACCTGCGTCTCGGCGCTGGCAAGATCCTTGTCCCTGAGGCGGCGCTCGACTTCAACGGCATCGGCATGGGCGCGTCGTTCGACGCCGGTCGCGAGATCTTCGCGGGCCTGAATGCACCCGGCGACCCGTCGAAGATCGCGTTCGACAAGGTGCAGTTCGACATCCGCGTCGAGGAGCACGAGAAGACGGCGTTCGGCATCTACCGCGAGATCCTCCGTAAGGCCGGGTTCTCCCAGTCCGCGTGGGGCGACTACGCCGGCGAGCGGCAGCAGACCGCGACGGAGGTCGACGCGAAAGACAAGGCGTCCGAGCGCACCCGGGACAAGAAGATCCTGCAGGAGCGTGTCGCGATCTCCCGTGCCGCATCCGTGGCGCTGGAGATCGACGGGCTCGTGTTCCCCGGAAAGGGTGGCGGCCGGTTCGACCAGCCGACCGTGGTATTCCCCGACGTGTCGCAGGAGGACCCGGAGAAGCTGGCTCGCACACTCACGCTTCTGGACACCGCTTCTGCGATCTCGCTTGAGCAGAAGGTCCGCCGCGCGAATCCTGACTGGGAAGACGACCAGGTGCTCGCCGAGGTCTCGGCGATCCGTGCCGAGCGTGCGAGCGCGCCTGACCCGGCGCTGTTCACCGGAGACGACCCCGAGGACGAGGAGCCGATCGATGTCTGAGCGGTACCGCAAGAAGCCCGTCGAGATCGAAGCGATGTTGTGGGACGGCGAGGTGCGGAAGGATCACCCGGTCGCGGTGTGGATCCGCGAGAACGGCGGCCAGTACACGTACACGCCGGGGAAGCCGCAGCAGCTGGGCATCGTGACCCTCGAAGGGACGATGATTGCCAGCGTCGGAGACATGATCATCCAGGGCGTGCAGGGCGAGTTCTACCCGTGCAAGCCCGACATCTTCGAGGCGACCTACGACGCTGTCTGATCGGGGGTTATCGTGGCGCTGTTCGTCCCGAACCCCGAGCGTGAGGCCGTCGAGGAGCTGATCGAGGAGCTGTCTCGCTACCTCACCCAGCGCTACCGCGACGCAGAGGACGAGCTGATCCGCGAGGTCGCGATGCGCGCGGTGCGGGACTTCCGCCTCGCGTCGCTGCTGCCCGAGGCGGATGGCGGCATGGGGATGACAGCCGCGGAGCGCCGCGAGAGGAACCGAGTACTCGCCGAGCTCGCCGCGCACCGTGCAACGTCGCTGCGGGAACTGCAGGCGCGCGCGATCCAGATCGTGTCTGACCTGCGCCGCGAGGATATCGCGAACCGCGTCATCGGGATCGCGGCATCCGAGGGCGAGGCGGCTGCAGCTGCGGCTCTCCGCTTCGCCGGGTCGCTCACTCCGGTCACGGGAACGTCGTCTCAGGCCGTCGCGATGGTGGCGCTCTCGCTGGAGTCCCGCCTCGACGTGCTGAACCAGCGGCTCACCCGCTACCCGCAGGACGCCTACCAGCGGATCATCGCGATGTACTCGCCGAACACGCTCCTCGGCGTCACGACATCGCGCATCCAGCAGGCATCCGCCGTGCAGCGGTTCCTCGCCGAGGGCATCCCCGGCTTCACCGACCGCGGCGGCCGTCGCTGGACGATTGGTGCGTACGCGGAGATGGCCGGCCGCACCACCGTCAACCGTGCGTTCAACGATGCCGGGATCTGGCGGATGCAGCAGTCGTCGATCCACCTCGTGACCGTCGTGCGCGGCCTCGACTCGTGTCGGAAGTGCGCAGCGTGGGCGGGCAAGATCCTCTCCACCGACGGCACGCCCGCCGGGCCCCGAGTACTTCCGCACGCGACCCGCGAACAGGCCGTCACGGTCGACGTCGCCGGCACCGTCGAGGAAGCACGCGCCGCAGGCTGGAACCACCCGAACTGCCGCTGCCGCCTCGTCGCCTACTCCCCCGGCCTCACCGTGCCACAAGGAGACACCACGTACGACGAGGCCGCCGAGAAGGAACGCGCACAGCAGCGTGCGCTCGAGCGGGAGATCCGGTCAGCGAAGCGCCGCGAGGCCGCCGCGATAACCGACACCGACCGTGCGAAGGCCGCCGCCGACATCCGCGAGGCTCAAGCCGACATGCGCGACTTCATCCGCCGCACCGGCCGCAACCGCCAGTCGTATCGGGAGCAGCTCGGCTTCGCAGACGGGAGATGACCATGGGACCTGTCCTGTTGGTGACGGGCACCCTCGCATTCTCGTTCGGCATCGCTGAACTGGCGTGGCGGTGGGCACACGACCTGCGTCCGTTCAAGCGCCGATAGACCATCCCGGCAGGGGTCAACGCGGCACCGTACTGCACCGCGAAGGCCACTCACGACGCGCTTACCTTTCTGCGCCAGGTGGACCTGCCCCCGCCGGGATCAACATCGTGTGTGGTGGTCGTCGTAGCTCAGTCGGAAGAGCCTTGGTGCCCGGGTTCGAATCCCGGCGACGGTCGCCACACACTCCCCCATTCTCCGTGCCGTCGTCGGCCCTGCACTGCGACGGCACGGTCTACCTCTCCTCGCGCGCAGGGCGTCGAGGTAACCGATGAGCAGGAGGCTCACCATGGCAACACCCACGAAGTACCGGCACCCGGTCGCGATCAACCGCGACGGCATGGCGCAGATCGGCCCGACGTCGTTCCAGCTGCGCGGCATCCGCTTCATCGAAGGTGAGGGCGGCGCACCTGCGGCTCCGGCGGCTCCGGCAGCGCCTGCGGAACCGGCACCCGCCGCTCCGACACCGGCAACACCCGCCGCGCCCGCTCAGCCAGCCCCAGCGGCTCCTACGCCCGCTCCGGCCGCTCCCGCAGCACCACAGCCCGCACCGGTCCAGTACCGCGGCGACCCGGACGAGTACGTGCGCGAGCTCCGCGAGGAAGCGAAGACGCACCGACTCGCAGCCGAGAAGGCCGCGAGTGACTTCGCCGCCGCCCAGCAGGAGCGGGACAGCATCGCCGCTGAACGCGACGCCCTGAACCGCGAGAAGGCGCTCCTGCTCAACGCCCCTAAGCATGGGGCCCGCGCCGACCTGCTGCTCGACTCGAGCAGCTTCATGCAGACCTTCGCCACCGTCGACCTCGCCAACGAGGAAGCGGTCACCAAGGCGATCACCGACGCGCTCGAGAGGAACTCGG